AGCCGTCGCGCGCCTTCGGCGCGACTGCTGTGGTCACGACCAGGGACGTGCTTGCCACGCCTTCACCGCGTCATCGGTGGCGTCCATCACCGCGGTCACGGCCTGCAACGTCAGCCGCGGCACCTTCGGCGACACCCTGCATTTCTTCGACGGCCCCGACGATGCCAACCCGAGTACACCGTTGACGTCTTCGGACCAGTAGACACACATCTGCGCGTCGGTGATCGTCAACGTCGGCGCGTTCGCGTCGTCACCGTTGAGGAACCCGAAGAACACGCCTCGGTGCTCGGTTGTCACAACGACTGGACGTTGCTGTTTACGTGCGGTCATGTTCCCGCCTTTCTTTGAGAGGTCGAGTCGGTGGGCCCGTCCATGCCGCTATGCCAAGAAGGGCCCACCGACTCGGGCGCCGTCACGAGCGAGGCGGAGCCGGAGATTCCGCTCTCAGAAACCCGTGACGGCACCCCAACCGGCAAACCCATGAGCGCGACGACACAACAACGGATCGCGGTGTTCGGCAGGGGGACGTTGGCGATGGACGCGGCCAGCGCCCATTCCCACTCGTCGAGTTCGACGATTTCGTCCGCGGTGATGTAGCCCGCGCCCCGTAGGGCCAGCGCGAGACGTTCGGGGGCGTCAGGGAAGGCGAGAACGGTCACGACGCCTCACCCTTCGGGCAGAGGCACCCTGTTGCGGTCCAGTGCCCGCGGTCCAGACGTCCTAAGGGGCATTGGCCGCAGACGATGATGACGCCGGAGGTGATGTCGCGGAGATGGGTGAAGCGGGGGTCCGCGGGATGTTGGACCGGGGAGACCTGACGGCGGATCACTAGGAGTTGACCGCCTTCGGCTCATCAGGCTCGCGGGTGCTCGCGATCGCGAGCGCGTCGTTCTCTTCGGCGAACAGGCTCGACACCGTCACACCCAGCGCGGTGGCGAGGGCTTCGACCACCCTCAGGGTCGGGCTGTGGCCGTAGGATTCGATTCTGACGACGGTGGCGGAAGAGATCCCCGCCTTGACTGCGAGGACCTCACGGCTCAACTCAGCGGCCTCTCGTGCCCTTCTGAGGTTCCGGGCCAGACCCACGTTCCGCTCCACCTGCTCGACAGTGATGCTCAGGCAGGGGTGACGATACAAACGTGGGGCCGGGAATGTCAAGCATGTACTTACGCCCCTGTGGTTCGTCCACAACTAATCCACAACTTGTTCACAACCTGTGGACCCGCCTGACCTGCCCTCTTCCGGGTTGTCCACATCTTGCCGGAAAACGAAAAGAACCCGCCCTCCAGCCGAAGCCAGAGGGCGGGGTTCTGCGTGGGGGGCCTAGTCGTTTTCGAGGACGACGCCACCGATTCTATACCTCAGGTGAAGGTCTAACCAGGTCCATCCTCCACGGGGGGTATGACACTGAGGCGGCGGATACGGCGGGCCTCGGCGTCTCGGGCCACCATCTCGCGCCGGTGCTGGTGTTCCTCGGTGCTCTCTGTGTCGGGGCCGCCGGTGATGAGTGACTTGACAAACGCAAACGACTGTTCGATAATGGACCCATGGCGGATACCTGGAACATCGGCAAGCTCTCCGAACGGCTCCAAACCGAGGCTGATGCCTACCTGTTGATGGAACAGATGCGGTGGGGTGACCGGCCTGTGTGCCCTCACTGTGACTCCGAGCGTGTCCACTTCCTCAACCCCGAGAACGGGACCACCCGCAAGACTCGCACCGGCAACAAGTCTGAGCGGCGGGTGTGGTTCTGCGGAGCCTGCCGCAAGCAGTTCTCGGTCCTGACCGGCACCGTGTTCCACGGAACCAAGATCAGCCTTCGCAAGTGGCTGTTCGTCGTGTTCGAGATGGTGTCCTCGAAGAACGGTGTTGCCGCCCGCGAGATCGAGCGCAAGTACGGCCTGACGAACAAGACCGCGTGGTTCATGCTCCACCGGGTTCGTGAGGCGATGCAGCAGGGCCCTCTCGCTTCGATGATGAGCGGCACCGTGATCGCGGACGAGACATGGATCGGTGGACGCGAGCGCAACCGCCCGGTCAGCAAGCGCACTCCGAAGGGTGGGTTCGCTGCGGAGCCAATGCGGATCGTTCCCGGATCCGGAGCGAAGGGCAGCACGTCACGCGGCCCGCTCGGGAACAAGACCATTGTCCTGACGCTCATCGACCGTGATCGTGGCCAAGCGCACTCGCGGATCATCCCCGACGTGACGGGCGCGACGTTGCGGAAGACCATCGCGGAGCGCGTTGACATGCCCAACACGACACTCCACACCGACGAAGCGAAGGGCTACAAGACCATCGCATCCGAGTTCGCTGCACACGAAACCGTCAACCACGCTCAGGACGAGTACGCCCGATACGAGAACGGCGCGGTCATCACCAGCAACCATGCGGAGAGCTATTTCAGCCAGCTCAAACGGTCGCTGGACGGGACACACCATCACGTCAGCCGGGAACACCTCGGGCGGTACCTCGCCGAGTTCGACTACCGCTACTCCACCCGCAAACTGTCCGACACGGCCCGCATGAACCGCCTCATGGGTCAGGTCGGCGGACGCCGACTCACCTACAAGCGGGTCGTCGGTTAGTCCTTCTTGGGCGGCGGGGTTGTCAGCAACCCCGTGACGGCTTGCTCAAAGCCAAGGGGGGCGAGGGAAACACGATCGTCGTCGCTGTCGTCGTCCTTCGGCCCGTCCGGCACGAACTTCGACGGCGTCGGGTTGGAGGTCAACGGGTAGTCGGTCTGCGTCACTGGGTTCCTCCTCCGTGCGCTTGGAATGACGCTGTCGCTTCAAGCGAATCGTTGACGTGGAATTCGACGCGGTACCCGCCAGCGGGGAATGCGAGCGGCGGGAGTCGGACCGCGAGAGGGGCATCGAGTGAGGTGCCTGCCTTTAGGCCGGGTGGGCGGCCAACCTCCATCGACCCTTCGGCGCGTACGGGCTTGCCTTCGGGGTCTAGGAACGGCGTTCCGTCCTCGGTCATGAGGGCCAGCACGATTCGGTGTGGTTGGTTGGATTGTCCCCACGGGATTCGCCAGAACACCGCGATCGCCATTGGGAACGGAACGTCTGCCGCAAGGCGCGACCAGCCGGCGCCTTGGATGTAGAGCTTGCCGTTGACGTTCTCGGCGTAGTCGCAGAGGACGACAGTGGGCCGGGTCTCATCGGGAAGTTCAGGCACTTCGCTTGGCGCCCGATATCTCCACGTTCGTGGGGCGGGCCATCGCGTTTCGTGAATCCAAGTGGGAGGCGAGGGAACGCCAGGACTTCCAGTCGATGCGGCAGGTGATGCTCGCCTCCCGGCTCTCGGTGATGCGTGCGAGGCAGGAGTCGCCGTCGTTGTCGTACAGCTCGACCGACGCGCCGGGAGACAGGTTCGCTCCGAGCGTCGTGACGCCGCGCAGCGAAACCCAGATGTGGTCGTCTTCGACCTCGTTGAAATCTGCCTTCAGGCGCATGTTCATTGGTTCCTTGATGCCGCAGCCGGGTTCTCTATCGGCTGCCCGAACGCTCCTTGTAAGCGAACTAGTTGAGACAACGTTGGGGCCGCGCTGTGAATTCCCTGTAGGAAGACACTGCAATGGCTGGGGTTGGTAGTCGGCGTCGGTATGACCTCGAATCCTGCTTCCTCGACGGCGCCGACGGTTGTCGGGGTTACCGACGAGTTCGGGAGTTTCGCGACCATCGCTAGTTCCTGCAGGGTCACTCCCGGCAATGAGTTCACCGAGATCGCGTACTCATCAGAGAGACCGTGCTCGCGTCGCTTCTGGCAGTAGTTGTCGAAGCCGGACGCGAGGGTCGTGATGGTCATGTCTTTGCCACCCCGAATCACCACAGCATCCGGCGGCAGCGCCGACTGCGCCTGGTTCCCGCCGGACACACGCCGCGAGCCTACCAACTTACATCACTGTAAGTATCGAAGTTCGCGCTCTGTGCGCGAACGACTACGCACCGTGTAGTTACCGCCATGTGAGCATCGGTGGATGCGACCACGTCCGAGACCATAGGAACAGGACCGACCACAAGTTCACTGAACGCCGATGCCTGGCGGACCCCAGCTATCGGCGCGACGCTGTTTGTGTGTCGTGGCCCGTGGTGGCGGCGCTAGTCGCCTACCCGTATGTGGCGGTCCTGCTTCTGGCGGCGTACGTGAAGCGGACAACGCCGACGGGGAGCTGGTTCGACGAACAACTCCGCCGATTCATCGGTGGCGGCAGGGCACACCCGACCTGACGCCGAATCTCTGGGGCACATAGCCCCCCGGTTGCCGCGAGACCCACAATCCTGCGGCGCATTCCCGCCGGGGGGCACCATCGCGTCTAGGGGCAGACTGGCCCTATGAGCGACAGCGACAAGATCGAGGCCCTGACCGTCCTGTGCCGTCACCTCATCGACTGCATCGATGCGATGTTCACCGCGGACAGTCAGTTCCACCTCACGAACGTCGGAAAGGCGATAGCGCCAAGCCTCGTGCAAGCGAAGTCCCTGCTGCAGGAGGTCTATCGGATCGAGTGACTGCGTTTGTCAAGTCACTCATCACCGGGCCGCCGACGGCGCGGTCGATCTTGTCGAGGAGTTCGTCAAAGTGGGCGGATTCGGCTGGGGTCATCGGTTCCTCCTGTCAGGAGGCGCGGGGACCGGACGCCGTTGGGGTTCAGTTGCGGGAGCGGAGCAGCTTGTCGAGCCACACCGCGGCAGCGACATAGCCGATACCGAACGCGCCGACGACAGCGCCGGTGAGCATCAACGCGAACCGGATCGTGTCCCGGCGGGCGTCCACTAGCCGGTCAGCCGAGCCATTCGAGCTTCTGCAACACGAACACCACGGCCAGGATCACGCAGATGGCGACAAGGATGCCGCCCCAGTTCACGTTCATTTGTTCGCTGCTTTCTTTGCAGGTTTGGCGGGTTTGAGGGCGGCGACAGTGGCGAGCGTTTCGTTCTTGGCGTTCTCCGCCGCATCAGCGATCTTGGCGTCGACCTTGCTGTTCGGCTGCACGGATGCGAACACGAGCACCCCGAGCACCGCGTCGAACGCGACCGACAAAGCCGCGACCTGTTCCCCGGTGAACGAGACGGCGCCGATGATGACCACCGCCGCCAGCACCGCTTTGAACGCGGCGCTGTAGGCGACAGGCTGGTCGGTGAGTCGCAGTCTCATGGTCGGCGCTCCAATGCTTTGACGACAAGGTTGCGGAGTTCTCGGGTCTCGGCGCGGGCGGTGTCAGCGATTCGGCGTACCTCGTTGAGTTGCTCGGCGTGCATCACCGTGTTCGCTTCGGTGACGATCACCCGTTCCAGCAGCGTCGGGGCGCCGGGCGGGACATTGTTGACGGCGCGGGCCACCTCGATCCCGGTTGTCTGCACGTCCTCGACGGTGGCTTGCAGTTTGCGGAAGTCGAAGCTGACCTTGCGGCGACGAGCAAGGTGCACGGTGAGCACAGTCCCGATAGTGATGACGGTGAGCCCGGTCAGATCGAACCCGGACAGGTAGGCGATCACAGGGCGGGGTCCTTCTGTAGTCAACCTCCGAGGAGACGGGACACGACACCGCCGACGAGGAGCAGCAACGGGACACCGACGGCGGCAATACCCTTCGCCCGTGAGAGCTGATTGCGGATGTCGTCGAGCGCGGCTTGTATCAGCAACTGATTGTCGTTGGCGCGGGACAGTGCCGCCGTCATTGCTGCCGCGTCGCTCTTACGGTCATCGTCATACTTTTCGCGGGGGACGGAGTTGGCAAGCACCGCCGAGATCCGTTCGTTCTCATGGTTCAACCCCTGCAACCGGCGCTCGTACTCTGTGGCTTGCAAGTCGACCGCACGGTCGCGGAGCCGGAGTTCGGTGTCGAGCTCGCGGCGGGTGACGAACTCGCCGTCAGGCTTCGGGGTCACCGGTCCCGCCCGCGGCCGTGAACGTGCGCTTGATGGCGACGCGGGCCTTGTGCAACGCGCCGGCCAGACCGGTCTGCACCTGTGCGTTCGATTCGCCGATCTGGTTGCGGATGTCGGTCAGCCGCAGGTCGATGGCGTCGAATCGGGCTTCGAGTTCGGGGGTCAAGTCGTCCTCCTCGGGTGTGACGTTGGCGCGGATCTGGCCGATGAGCGGGTAGAGGTTGGCGCCGGGACATGCGGTCGCGAACACGTCACGGTGGCCACCGAGCTCGAAGTCCGCGGTGAGATGGCCTTGAGCGATGCGGGCCGCCAACAGCGTGGCGCACGCTTCCAGCGCGGCGTCGGTCGGGGTGTCGTTCTCGAAGTTGCCAATCAGACAGATCCCGAACGACGTCGAGTTGTTGCCCTTCGTGTGCGCCCCGACATGGGTGCCCATGCCTTCGAGCACGACCCCGGTGGGGTGGATCACCCACGAGTACGACGGATAGCCGAACCGGCCGATGTCGATGTGTTCGATGAACCGCATGTCGGCCGCCGCGTCCGTCGTCGCGTTCGTGACGGAGTGATGACAAAACGCCTTACGGACGGGCAGGGCCATGGCGGGCCGTTGGTTGACGTCGTAGGTGGCGCCCCAGTCGGCGCGAGTCAGGAGTTTGATGACGTCACCCCCTGCCTTTCGGAACCGTGACGGAATGGCTGCCGCGAGTTGGAACCGGGTTGCCCTCATGCCAGTCGGCGTGCGCCGACGGATCATCGGTGGTCGCCGAGCACAGGTCGCACACGTACAGCAGGGCGTGAGGCACCCGGCGGAACGTGTAGGTCACCTCGTCGGGCATCAGATCACCGCGAACACGAACGCCACCCCGGACGGCTGGTACTCGACCAGCACCCGGTCCCCCGCCGCCACCGTCACGACGGTGGGGATCGTCACCGCGGTGGTGGCACCGTTGCGCACGATCGTCGCCAACGTCGTCCCGTCACTTCCGGTCGAAGTCGAGGACACCGTCGCCGGATAGGACTGGGTGTTGCGGCGGGTCGTGAGCGCGTGTTTCGCGGCTTCGACCGCGACCACGGCCAGCGGGTTCATGCTTCGTAGACAGTCTGGATGGTGTGGCGGTGCGGGCCGCCCGGTGTCAGATCCAGCGACCACGCCACCTCGAGCATCCGTTCCCCCGACCATTCGACGATCCCCCACGCGTCGTGGCGGGGGTCGGGCATCGCGTCGAACGTGACGGTCCGCACGACCCGTTGGTGGCGTTGAGCCAACCGGAAGGCCACCAGGTCACAGTCGGCGTCGGTGGCGAGCCCGTCGATGTTGAACCGGATCGGGTCCTCGTAGCCGATGGTGGCCACCGAGTTCGGCTGGTCGGTCGGCACGTCGTACCGGCCTGACACTTGGGTGCCGGTGGGGGCGGTGGAACGCACCAGGTACACGTTCGGTCGGCGGGCCACGTTCGAGGTGGTCACCACCGTGTCGGCGTGCACGACCGCGTTCTGGCCGGGCTCGTACACATGGTCGGGCCACTCGTCGGAGGGGACCGGGATGGGCCGGGCGATGAGGCTGCCCGCCGCGTCGAAATGCACGGGCAGGTAGCCCAACAGGTCGGTGGCCCAGTCACAGATTTCGAGCCGTTTGCTGTCCCCCGCCGCCCACGCCGGGTAGGTGGCACAGGTGGCGGTCGAGGCGGTGATGGTGGAGGCGGTGAGCCCGGAGGCGGCGGTCATGTCGTCGATGACGTCGGTCAGCAGTCCGCCGTAGGTGACGCCGTAGTCGTCGGACAGGCTCTTGTCGAGCTGGTAGGACCGGTCCGGCATCGTCGAGGCTCTGACCCAGGTGCCGCCCGGTCGTTCCTGTTCGTCCCCGCCGAGATACAGGAACACCCCGAGGGAGTATTCGTCGCCGGTGGCGAGCACGAACACCGGCCGCAACCGGTGAACTCCGGCGGTCAGCGAGGCGGCTTCGGTGGGGTGGAACTCGACCCCGGACCATTGGCGGGTGATCCGGTTCGTCGGGTCGAAACTGACGGTCCCCGCCGCCGAGGGCGTGGTGGTCGCGGTCAGGTTGCCGTCCTGGTCGAGCACTTCGACCCGGATGTCCTCGACTCGTTGGCCGGGGACCCCGCCGAGAATGTCGGTGGCGGTCATCAGACGGTGACCACGGCGGGCGTGTCGGTCACCTCGACCAACGTCAAGGCCAGGTCAGCGAGATTATGGAACGGCATCGTCACCTGGGACGGGGACATTCCCGCGAACCAGCGGGTCCCCCACGGGTCCAGCAGGCACACGTAGGACAGGTTCGACCGCAGGTTCGTGACCAGGGTCCGCCACAACGCCGGGCCGGAGGTGCCGGTGATCGCCAGAGTCACCGACGGGGTTTCCCCCAGCCGGTCCGAGGACCGGGACAACCGTTGCCCGTACCGTCCCGCGATGGCGGTGACCTCCGCTCGTTCGGGGAGGTTGGCGGCGAACGGATAGCGGACCCCGATGGTCTGATTGATGGTCGTGTTCTCGTTCGCGACCACGATGAACGCCTGCCCGGCCGGAACCGTCTTGGTGAGGTTCGAGCTCGACACCGGCACCGACGGCCCGCCGAGCGTGTCGTACACCTGGACCCGGTACTGCTCCTCGACGGTGTACCGGCCTTCATAGTCGTCGTAGGTGGCGGTCGCTTCGGTGGTGATCTTGGCGATGCGCTGCCACCCCGGCGTGGACAGGCCGTTGGTGTAGAGCAGTTCGTTGTACCGCTCGACCGAGTAGTAGGAGAACGACGCGCCCAACGCGGTGGCGGTCCAGGTGATGTGCGCCTTGGGGATCGTCATGTTTGCGCCACCCCTTGCGAAGCGGGCGCGGTGCGGGTGGTGCCGACCAACACCGGGACGTCGGTGCCGACCGTCTCGGTCCCGGCGATGGTGGCAGTGTCGGTGTTCCCGCCGATGCCGAGGGAGGCGTAGACGCCGTCGTGCTGCGCCGCGAAGTCGTCGAAGTACACATAGTTCGAGCCGCCGTTGGGAAGGCTGTCGACCTCCACTTTGACCGCCGCGTAGGCGGCGGTGGCGGGCGCCGGTGCGGTGACGGTGAGCGCCACAAACCCGGAGTTGGGCAGGGACACGTCCGAACCGGTGGTGGTGGAGATCGTCGCCCCGGCCGCCGTGTACCAGACGATCTTGAGGCGGCCGGTCTTGGTGCTGATCGCGGCGTTGACTCGCCCGTAGGCGGTGACGGTGACGGCGGCGCCGACGATCACCGTGAATCCGGATGTGCCGGTCGGGGTTGTCGCGGAGACGGTGGCGGTGCCGGCGGTGCACTCGAGCCGTAGTGACTTGGTGCCGGTGCGGGCGTAGGTCGCGGATTGTGAGATGGTCGTGGTGGCTCCGGCCGCCCATCCGGTGGTGTCGGTTTCGAGTCCTTGCTGGTTGGTGGTCAGCTTCTCTGTCGCCGTCTCACCGGTGGTCAGTGTCGTGACGAGCCACCCCACTCCGGACGCGGCGGTGGACGTGAACTCCACGTAGTGCTGCGCCGCACTGCCGGCCGCCCCGGACGCGCCCGGTAGTGACAGGGATTGCGGCAGCCGAGGCGAAGAGCGCACGTCGAACGGGGTGACCGTGACCGTGCCGCCGACCTGGGAGTCGTCGGAACGCTTCTTCAACTTCGCCAACAGACTGACGGTGGTTGCGGTCGACTGTTGGCGGGCAACGAACTTCAACCAGCCTCGCGACGCCGTGTCGGGCAGGGTGACTTCCTGCTGCAACACCCGACCGGTGTAGACCGTCTGCTCGGTGATCGTCACATACGGCTGGCCGGTCAACGCGGTGGCGGTCGTGTCGAGAACGATGAAGCCAGGCGCCGCGGTGTCGGTTGTCCCCAACGCTGAGGGAACGGCGCGGGTGTCGAACGTGACCGGGCACGAGCTGATGTCGGGATGGGCGGAGCCGGAGTCCAACGCCCGCCACGAGCTCGACCCGGTGCCCTGCGGGTTCGACAGGATCACCAGATACGAAGTGGCGGCGGCGAGAGACCAGGTGTCGGCCGCCGCGGGGGACAGCATCGACACCGTGTTCCACCCGTCGACCGCGGAGAACTTGCCGGCCGCTACCCGTGAGTCGGTGGTGGTGTAGTCGACCGTCATCCACTCCTGGTAGACGCGCACCAGGTTCGTGGTCGACGACGAGTTCGCCAGACCGGCATACGACCCGGAGTCGAACCCGGTGATGTCGGCCGCCGTCCACGGCGCCCCGGTTGACGGGTTGTACGTCCAGGTGTAGGTGATCGTCTCCCGGCCGGTCGGCACCGAGATCGACGGGGCGTCGTAGACGACGCTGGACAGCGACAGGCGGGGGATCAGCGCGGCGGTGCCGCCCGCCAACGCTTCCACGTCGGCGTGCAGCGTGACCGAGAACGGGCGGCCGGTGAACCCGGTTGACGCGTACTCGAACAGGCCGTACCCGTTGACGGACTGCATGATGTTGTAGTCGGTGATGTCGACTACGGCCTCGTCGACATCGGTGTACAGCGGCGGGGTCGACGACGCGCCGGCGTCGGTTACACCGGTCACCGAACCGTCGGCGTTGGGCCGGTAGGTGGCGGTCACCGTCGCGCCAGGCACCACCGAGGCTTCGGGGACGATCTCCACCGCGATCACCGGGGAACCGGAGGTGGACGCCATGTAGAGCATCAGGTCGTCGCCGGTCTGCGCACCGGGCGTCCACCGGGCCGCCCATTGACGGTCCTGTCCGATGGCGAGGCCGCGTTGGCGGTACGGGAACCATTCCAGTCCGACGACGGTCGGGCTGTTGGCGTTGAGGCTCATACCGACATCGCCAGCGCGTCGGTCACGGCCCGTTTCATGCCGGCTTCGTCACCGATGAACGTCCCCTGGAAGATGAACGTGTTGCCGCCGAGTTTGTGGTTCGACACGATCGACCCGGACGCGCCGGGCACGAACAGTTCCGGCCCGCGTTCCCCGACGAGATAGGGCATCGCCGCCGACACTGCACCGCCCATCGCCTTGTGGGAGCCGGGTAGTTGCGGCACGAATCCCGGCCCGATCAGACCACCACCGCCACCGAGCAGCCCGCCGATCGCATCCTTGGCGTCGAGCAGGAGCTGGATCGGAATCATTGCCTTCTCGGCGATCTCTTTGATCGTGCCGAGGATGCTGACGATCGGATCGAACACGTTCTGCTTCACCAGATTCCATCCGGCGGTGACCACATCCCACGCCGTTTGGAACGCGCCCTTGATGGTTCCGAGCACGGTCTCGATCGTGTCCTTGGCGAAGGTGACGGCCCACACGATCTTGTCGAAGATCGGGGCGCCGACCGTGTCCCACACCGTGCTCGCGGCGTTCCACACCGTCTCGAAGGTGATACGGATCACGTCGAACGCAGTAGCAACGATCGTTGCGACCGTCTGGATGTACAGCATGAGACCCTGGTAGAAGGGCACAACCACGTTGTTCCAATAGATCCCGATGGCGTCGAACACCAACTGGAAGGCAGCGCGGATCTGATCCCAGTGGTCGACGATGAACATGATGACTTCGGCGTAGGCCGCGATGATCGCCTTGAGCACCGGGGCGTAGACGTTGTCCCACAATGACTTGATGGCGTCGAACACCGCCTGGACCGTCGTGCTGATCTCTTCCCAATGGTCCTGCACGAACGTGATGACTTCCTGCGCGGCGGCCACAATCGACTCGAAGACGGTCTGCATGGTCGGCCATGCCACCTCCATCAACCAGGAGGCGACGTTGTCGACGACTTCGCGGAACCCCTCGAAGTGGGTGTAGGCGTAGTAGACGCCTAGAGCGAGCGCGGCGACGGCGAGGATCACCAGACCGATCGGGGAGATCAGGAACCCGATGGCGGTCACCAACGATCCGACCACCCCGATGACAGGGCCGATGGCGGCGGCGATCAACGCGAAAATCAGGACCGCCTGCTGCATCCCCGGTGACAGGTCGGTGAACCAGTCGGCCAGCTTGCCGAGCCAGTCCGCCAGTTTCGTGATGAGCGGAAGCAGCGCGGAGCCGATCTTCTCGGCAACGTCGGCCATTTTCAACTTCATGATCTCCATACGACCGGCGGCCGTGTCCGCCGCCGTCGCCGCCGCGCCACCCATCGTCTTCGACGCGTTCTGCAAAATCTGGTCGTAGGAGAGGGCTTCGCCGGCCGCGTCCTTCGTCTGGATGCCGAGCTTCGACAACGCGCCGGTGGAACCTTGCGCCGCCTTCGCCATCGCGTTCACGACAGTCTCGAGCGGAATGTGCCGCGCCGCGGCGATGTCAGCCGCTACCGCCAGGTCCTTGTGGGACTGCTCCACCGATCGACCGGCGACGAGCAGTTTGCCCATCGCCACCCGCAGGTCGTCGTCCGCGACCCCCGTCGCGTTCTGCATCGACGTGATCCACTCTTCGTTGGCGTCGACCTGATCCTGGGTGGCGCCGGTCGTGTTCTTGAGAAGAGTGGCGAGCACCGCCATCTTCTCCTCTTCCTCCGCAGCGGCGTTCGTCATCAGCCCGAGCGCACCGACGATCGGCAAGGTCACACTCTTGGTGAGCGTCCCCCCCAGGCTCTGCAGTTTCGAGCCCAACCCACGGGCCTTGGATTCGACACCGTCGATACCGGAACCGACCTCGGCGAACGCCCGCTTGACGTTCGCGACATCCCCTAAGACCTTGATCGTGACAGTTCCTTGACCAGCCAACTGTCACCTCACTGAGACGATGCTGCTTCCAGAATGTCGTGCATGGTGGTCAGCAGCGCGGCGAAGTCCCGCAGGTTCAGGTCACGCAGCGACTCCAGGGTGTAACCGGGGTAGAAGTGGCAGAGGGCAGCTAACGTTTCCGTTGCGCTGCCGTCGTAGGGTCCATCTTCACCCGCAGATCGCCAGCCATCTCCATCGTGAAGTCCGGGTTGTCGCGCTTCTTGATGATGTAGCCGATGATGCGCAGGAACGGTCCGAGCGGGGCGCCGCCCTGTAACGCTTCTGCGAACTCGACGAACGTCTTGCCGGTGTGTTCTTCGATCTCTTCGATCTCGCGCACCCGGAGGTCGTCGAGGTCGAAGACGAGCTCATCTGCGGCGGGTTTGGTGACGCGTCCGTTGCGGACCGCGGCGCGGTTGGGGGCCATGCATCTCCTTAGAAGAACTGGTTGATGAGGTCGTTGCAGGCGTCGGCGTACGCCTTCTCCAGTTCGCCGGACTCCAACGCTTCGCTCTTCGCGTTCCACAGGAACGGCCGAGCCGGTATCACTCCGCCACGCTTACGACCCCAGTGGATTGCCGCCGCGTACGGAACACGCGACGGGGTGCCGGCGCGGACGTTGCCCTTCTTCGGCGTCGACATCGCCTTGACCGACGCCTTCAACTTCCCCGACCGGACCGGCACGTTCGGTAACGCACGACGGACAACAACTTCCGCCGCCTTCTTGTTGGCATCGGCCAGCGCCTTGCGCTCGAACCCGTCGTTGACCTGACCGATGATGCGCTTGAGCTGGTCGGCGCCGATCACTTGGACGTACAGGTCAGCGGCCATCAGGTACCCTCACTGGTTGTGAAGCGGGTGTGGCGGACGGTTCTGGTGGGACTTCTGGTGACGGTGGGCGCCTGCTCCGAAGGCAGGGCATCGGACTCGCCGTACGTGAAGACTCACGTCTCTGACGCGTCCAGCCCGTAGAACTCACCAGGTCGCGTTCGTGACCGCCCCAGTCACTTGCAGGCTGGCGGTCCATTCGGCTCGGCCGCCGACACTGCCGGACGGCGTGTACCCGGCGACGAGGCATTCGCCGCTGATCTTCGCCTGCCCCGACACCGAACCGCCCGGTCCCCACAGGAACGAGAACGACGCCGTCCCGGCGTCCTGGGCGGCGAGACACGAGCCGAGATGGCCGTGCAACGCCACGTCGTAGGGGCCTTTGATGCTGATCGTGTCACCTCCCGCGAGACCGGCGATGTACGCCTTGGCCGCGGTGCCGAACACCGACACGTCCAACATGGCCCGCGACTGCGGGACACCCGAGTCGTCGATGTACGAGGACAAGTTGGTGGGCGTCCCACCTGCATTGTCCAGTGACAGAAACCCTAGGTACCCGGGCTTGAACGACACGATGATTGCTCCTTGTTCAGCGCCGGGCGAGCCCGACTTGGAAGGTGGTGGTTCCGGGGGTGCCGGTCAGGTCCCATGAGCAGCGGACGTACCGGCGGACGGTCCCGGCGATGACGAGGCGTTCCTGGGTGAGAGCGGTAGCGGTGGCGAACGTGCCGATCGTCGCCCACGTCGAGTTGTTGGCGGAGTCCTCGATGATGACGGCGTTGGATGTGAACCCGGAGAACGCGGTGACGTGCAGATGGGCGACGGCCCCGTTGGCCGACGACGCGCCGCCGTCGTAACCGGTCGACGATCCGTCCAACGTCTCCGCGGTCAGGTCATGCAGGGAGACGCCACGGTCGCAGAGTCCGGTGTTCTGCACGTCGAGCGAGAACGACACGGGGGTGGTGGTGGTGGCGCCGGTCTCGGATTTGGCGGTCAGCCCGGAGGTGAGCAGCAGCTCCGCGCCCGCCGTGAGTCCGGAGGGTCCGAAGGTGACGGCTTCGGCGCCGGTCCAGTCGTTGATCTGGTCGTATTGCAGGTCGCTGGTGCCGTCCGGGTCGAGGAACCCTTTCATCGTCAGGGTCGACGAGGTTTGGCCGGGGATGAACACACGGGACGGGGTCGTCCCGTTGCCGGGGGAGGTGGGGACGGTCACGTCGAGCATGTCGACGGTGAACGGTTCGGACCAGTCGGTGATGTAGGCGGAGAACGAGAAGTCGCCGCACACCACCCGAGACTTGAAACCGGGGATGAACGTCATGCGCAGACCTCGACTTCAAAAGTGATCCGGAGGTATTCCACGGTGCCGACCAGCACCACCTCGACCGGGCTGCAGCGCTTCACCCACGCATAATCGACGGCGGCGGCGAGGGTGGCGTTGTTCTCGAACACGTACTTGACGGAGCTGGTGTCGTTCGGGTCGCGCAACGTGTCCAGCAGGATCTGGGCCGACTTCTCGTTGTCGCGTTGCGTGTACACCTGCACGACGTAGTGGTAGGTGTCCTTCGACCCGGAGAACACCAAGTCGTAGTCGGGGTGCAGGTCGATCATCGCCTGCGGCGGTTTGATTATGTCCGTCATGTACGCACTGACGTTCAACCCCGAGATGGTCGACAGCGCCGTTCCCATCGCGGCCCGGTGCGTGGCGATACTCACCCGACGGCCGGTTTCCGGTAGGGCTCCAACAACGCGACGGCCAAGGGCGACAACGCGGAACGCACGAACAGCGCCGCGCCCGTGTCCCCCAACGCGACCCCGCCGAACACCGCGTCCTTCGCTTTGAACAACGCGGCGGCCTGGATGAGACAGGCTTTGGTGACATCGTCGGGGACGGCAGGCCACCCGAACTTGGCGGACACCTGCACCAGCGGGCGGGCGTACATCGAGCGTTTGAACCAGTAGTTGAGGCCGGTCATCCGGATCACCGTGTACGGCCACACCGGGGTCCGGTCGGCGGCGTTGAGGGGTTCGAGGATGAAGTCGGTGTTGACGGTCAGCGTCGTCTCGTAGGTGCCGGAGTCGTCGTCGTCGAGTTTGACGACCAGTCCGGTGGTGGTGGAGATCCCGGCGCCGTCGTCGTAGTCGGTGACGTCGAGCCATGACGGGTTGTCCGGGTAGTACTGGCGGTCGACGACCGAGCCGTCCACCCAGAACCGTTGGCCGCAATGCCCGTCGATCTGACGGGAGGCGGCGGCCACCGACTGCTCGAGCTTGGTGTCATCGGCGGTTTCGGCGGTCTGGTAGCCGAGCTCGGAACGGATCTGCGCCAAGGTGCAGTAGCCGTTCGTGATCGCCATTTACGCCTGATCCAACCGGGTGTTGATCCGGGCGATCGCGGCGGCCAGTGAAGCCACCGCGTTCTGGGTGGACGTCAGACCGGCCGACGTGGCATCCGCGGTACCCGCGATAATGGTGCCGATGGTGCCGCCGGCGCTGGCGGTGCCGCCCGACTGGTCGGTGACCGCGGTGCCGCCGGTGAACATGACCGTGAACCGGGTCGGGAACATCGTGTACAGGTAGTCGTCGTCTTCGATCAACCGCCCCTGTTCGATGTGCACACCGGCGTGGTCGAACGAGACGTTGGCTTTGTAGACGGCCATTGACAGCTCCTCAGGAAACGTGGATGATCCCCAACCCCCAACAGTCGGGATGTTCGGTCCAGGTGAACCCTTCGAGCGCACAGAACACTTCGAGCGCAGCTTTCACCGGGAACCGGGGCCGCAACGGGGCGCCGATGGGATGCTCGAGTTGGGTGTCGTGCAGCACGATCCGCCCGCCCGGTTGGCACAGCCACCGGTAGACGTGCAGTTCGGACAGGGTGTGGTCGTAGTGGTGGGATGTGTCGATGAACACGATCTCCGCCGGCTCCAGCGCCGAGACGATGAGGGGGTCGAGGTCGTCGCCTTGCAGGAACGTCCAGCGGGGATGTTCGAGCGCGGGGGGCGGGTCGATGTCGATGGATGTGAGCCGGCCGCCGGTACGGTCCAACGCGTCGAGGAAAGCGACGGTGGAGACGCCGGTGCGGGTGCCGAGCTCGATCACATGCTGGGCGTTCAGTCCGATGGTGAGGGCGTGGAGCCGGGGCAGGTGGGCGACGATGTCCGACGGGGTTTGGCACAACCGTTCGTAATCGGCGGTGAGGGTCAAGGTTTCTCCGCCGCCGCGCAGAACCGGCCCATCCCGTCCTTGGTCACGTCGTCCATGTCGACGAGACGCATTCCGTACCGGCCGCACACCTGCCGGGCCGCGTTGTGATGCGATTCGTGGTGGGCGTCGTCGAAGATCACCACCCCGCCGGGGATGCACCGCTCCACGGCGTCGTGCATGGTCGCCTCCCGCATGACCCCGTTGGCGAGGTCATGGAAGATCAGGTCGTGAACCGTGTGGGTGTGCCGGTAGTCCTCCCACAACATCAGCCCGTCGGTCGGCATCTGCTGGGCGGCCAGGAACTCACAGGTCGCTTGCAGCCAGTCGGGGTCGGTGTCGACCGAGGTGACGGTGGCCCCGGACTGTTGCGCGTAGAGCCGCAGGACGTAGGAGGACCAGCCCGACCCGTAGTCGGCGACGGTGACCGGTTGGCGGGCCCGGCACAACCACAACAAGAACGTCCCGGTCTGCAATGACATCGCCATGCCCGGCTCGGACACGTCGGTGCAGTAGTCGCGGTAGGAGTCGAGGAGTTCGGCGCGGATGTCGTCGGCGTTCAGCATTTCGCCCACCACAGGGTGGCGATCACGTTGGCGTCGGGGAACTGTTCGATGACCGCCTCTTGGATCGGTCGGTGGTGGACGTCGTCGCCGCACATGATCCCGTCCGGCACCACCAACGGGAGGATGGTGTCGATCTGGTCGCGTACTTCTTCGTAGGTGTGGAGCCCGTCGATGAAGCAGAACTTGACCGGCTCACGCTGTTCCGTGAAGTAGTCACGCCAATCCTGGCGGTGCGGGACGATGTTCAGTCCTTCGGTGTTGGCACAGAAGGTGGAGTACACGTCTCGTTCGGCGGCGAAGAGTTCGGTGATCTCGCCTGTCGAGCCGCGCCACGTATCGACGGCGTGAACCACTTGCGGGTGTGCGGCGGCGGCCAACGCCAGCGTCGACCGTCCTTCCCACGAGCCCACTTCGACGATGTCACCGGTCAGGTCACGGGTCCGTCGGCACAGGTCCGCCAACGCTTCCTGCGACCATTCCGAAAACCAATCCTCAGTGAACTGCGGGGACACGGGACCGGAACCACGACTCGGGACATTTGCGTTCGTAGATCCACCGCGGCCAGGTCCGGTCCACTTCGACCGGGGTCATCTGCTGCCCGTCGACATGCCACCCGTCGCCGCGGAAGGCGTCAATCTCCAATCCCATCAGCACCCGTTCGGTCACCTCGGGATGGCAGAACGTCTTCAACTTCTCGCGGGCCGTCTCCTCCGAGGTTCGGTCACCGACCGGCATCCACGACAGATGCCAGCCACCGTTGGGGATCTTGCGGACGATGTTGCGCATGTCGCGCATCGCCCCGAACGATTGGATGTCCTTCACGCGCCCGGCGACCGTCCCGTACCACGGGAGCGGATAGAGCCAGTCAACGCTGAAGAAATGACCTCGTTGCTCCAGGCTGACGAACCCTTGCGGGCGCAGGTTGCGCACCACCAGCGGGTTAGGGATCTCGTCCACATCGCCGTGCAACACGAGGTCGTCGGGTCGGGCGTTCAGTTCCTCCAGCCCGAAGCGCACGTATTCGCGTTGCGCGTGTTCTCTCGCCCACGGGTCCGGGTCGAACGTGCGCGGCGGGAGCCCCTTGGCTTTGACGATGTGCAACCGGTCCGCCCACTGCTCGAACCGGTCCAGGTTCTCGGTGACGTGAAACGGCTTGGGATGGTCCTGGTGGTCGACGTTTGCTTCCACGATGACGTGCACGAGGTTCGGGATGTCTTGAAGCTCGTACAGGCGACACTCGAGCATCTCGAGTTCGTCGTTCACCATGAAGGAATCGAAGATGGTCACCGCTTGCCGAGCCCGGTCCGTTGCATGGCGATCAGCGGCATCCGCGACAGAAACGTCTTGCGGTCCTCCTCCGCCGTCTCCTGCGCTTTCACGTACACCGGGTCCGCGGCGCGTAGGTCTTCGCGTCCGTCGTAGCCGGGATGGTGGTGTTCGATCACCGACTCCAGACAGGGGGTGAACACGCCGCGAGCCTTCGCAAGCTCGATGATCTCCTTGTCCACGTACCAGTGGCCGTAGGTCTCCGGTGCGAGGACGCCGGGGCCGTCGAGGCACGCCCCGTACTTCTCCACGTAGGAGCGGCGAACGAAGAAATGGTCCGCGTGGCGGCCCGCGGCCACGTCGGGGTTCTTCACACCGTTGGAACTGTCGTTGGTTCCGATGACGTCGAATTCGGTGGAGAGCTTGCGGGCCGCTTCGATCCATCCGGGCATGAACTCGACGTCGTCACCGACCAGGAGAAGCCAGTCCTCTGACGTTCGGCCGAACTCAAAATTGACCTTGTGCGCGTAGGTCGACGTATCGAGACCGGTGTTGACGTTGACGGCCTCGGTTGAACACCAAAGCGGGTCATCGCCGACGAGAAACAGATGGGCGCTGCCATCATTCGTCGCGTCGAACGACGACACGAGGCGTTCAATGTTCGCCTGTCGCATCGCGGGGACGATGACGGCGACCGATTCCATCTCCGGTCGTTCGAGCTCCAACACTTCGGCCGGTCTGGCGAGCGTGTCGAGGAACGGCCGCCAGTAGGTGTCGTACACCCGGTCGGTGTCGTACTGCTGCGCGAACTCGATCGCTTTCACCGTCATCGCGTCACGGTCGGCGTCGTGCGCTTCGTTCAACGCTCGGATCACGTCGAGCGTGTACGGGCACAGGTAGGAGGCGTGTTGCGCGGGGTCCCATTCGAGTTGGCCTGACACCAGCCAGCCCGCAGCACCGAACGCTGGGCCCGCCAACTCGGTTTGCGACGAGAACTCGGAGGCGATGACCGGGGTCCCGCACGCCTGCGCTTCGATGAGGGGGACACAGAACCCTTCTCCGTGCGACGGGGCCAACAGCACGTCCATGGCGGTGTAGGCGGCGGCCATCATCTCCGGGGTGAAGCCGACCCGGTAGGCGTACTGGTCGACCCACCGGATCGCGTGCTCGGGGACGGCGGCGTGGATGGCGAGTTCCTTGAGTTGGAAGCCTTCGGCGCCGCCGGGCCAGTCGCAGTGCATGTACAGGATGGCGTTCTGGTGGGTCAGCCAGAACTGGCCGAACGCCCGCAACGCCTCGTTGAACCCTTTGCGGTCGCGGGCCCAGCCTTTGTTCATGGCGACCATCCCGACCAGGAACGCGTCGTCGGGGATCGGGTCGCCCAACGCCAGCATCTGGCGGCCGGTGACTTCCTGCCCGGCGATCACACAGGTCGGGGTCGGCTTGTACACCGTCGTGTCGACCGACAACGGGATGTAGACGGGGTCGAGGCCGGCTTCGGTCAACTGCCGTTCCCCGTAACGGGACATGGCGACCGGGACGGCGTCGGGGTTGCGGTGGAAGAACTCGAGCACGTCGCGGGGGACGGGGAAGTGGTCGACGGGGCACCAGACGGCGACGTTGAAGTCCTTCAACCGGGGGTTGGGGAGCAGACACCAGATGTCCAGCAGGGTGACGATCCAGCCGGAGGTTTCGTCGCCGTCGAACCAGTGCGACGCGTGGTTGTGCACGATGTCGACGCCGTTCACTTCGTATCCGGTGGGGTAACAGCGGATCTGGCGTGACCCCCACGGCATCACTTCGCCTTGGATGCCGTAGGTGCAGGAGACCGCGACGTCGTGTCCGTCGTCGTGCAACCGTTCGGCGAGATGGCGGGTCTGCACCCCGTAGCCGGTCTTCACCCACGGGGCGTTGCTATGAATCAAGAAACGGCTCACCGCGTTTCCTTCTCGCCCGGCGCGGCCCGTTTCGCCTTCTTCGCCTCGACCAACACGAACAGCGACCCCGCCCCATCGGAGGAGACGGTGACGATGTCACCGGTCTGGTTGATCTCGTCGACCGCGTTCTCCATGTCCGGGTGGGAGGTGGGGACGCGCACGATTCTTCGCATGATGGGTTCTCCTGTGTGCAGGGGGATGTGCAGGGGAACCCGTTGGACGCGCCGCGTGTGGTGCGCGTCCAACGGGGGTTCCCCTGCACGGGGATGTCAGGGGTCAGTCCTTGGAGGACTTCACCTCGGTCGTGACCTTCCACGCGCCGTTCTGGTCCGGGTCGACGGACACGACCGTCTCGCCCTTCGGCGGTTTGAAGTCGTCCAGTTCGGCGTAGGAGACAATGTGCTCTGGCATCAGACCGACTGCTTCAACAACACGCCAGCCGTGACGTCGATCCCGTCTCCGTCAAGGAACTGCTTGCCGCGGAACGTGACGAGGTCAGTGTTGAACGCGTACTCGTCCGAACGCTCGAACACGAACGGGCCAACCAACCGTGCGTAGTAGGAGTTCCAATCGGCGAAGGTGACGATGCGGGCATTTGAAGCGCACGACGCCACGTTGGGATCGGTGTACACCGGGAAGTTCAACAAGCGGTCCGGTTCGCCGGTATTCAACCCCTGCCACGGGGACATCTGCCAGATGGGCTGGCCGATGGTCCCGCCCGCGCCGTCGCGGATCTTGCGGATGATCCCGGCGGTGGCGTCACGCATCAACCACGCGCAAGCGGGGGACTGCCGGTACATGTCGTTGATGCCGTACACGCAGTCCACCAGGTTCTCGAACGTCGGCGTGATGAGCGTGCCCCCGGTCGCCACCGTTCCGTTCGCACCGGTCCAGCCGACCGTCATCATCCCGTTCGGTTCACCCGACCCGGTTCCGACGATGAGGTCAGCATCAGCGACCTGGGCGACGGCACGAGTGATGTTCCGCCCCACGAAATCGAGGACGTTGAACCCGGTGTCACGCAAGGTTTCGGGTGCGACCTGCACCAACTGGCCGTACTTGTAGGCGTCGAGCTGCATGCGCAGGAACGTCGGGTCGGTGCCGCCGATGGCGGTGCCTTGCGCGATGACCTGCGTGCCGATGCCGTGCGCGTTGATCCGCGGGAAGTACATCGTTTCACCGGAATCAGA